CTGTACCCGTTGGGATATGGGTTGCATGAATACTTGCTCCTTGTAATGTTTCGTTTTTTTCATTTTTAACTACACCTGATATTGAAGATGTGGTAATCTGTCCAAATCCAATAAAAGATACTGTCATTAATAACAACGATAAAATCGTTTTTTTCATAATTGTTTTTTTAGTTATAAAATTGTTTGATTAAAAATAAAAGGTGCGATTTCTCACACCTTATGTTTACTTCTTTGATTCTTCAACAGAAGCCGCCCTATAATCCGTAACCAATTTTTTCAGGTCACCAATCAATGTTCTTGCATTCTTTTGAGATACTTTTGTAGTTTTGTTGTGTTCAACTTCAAATTCTTCCCACAACTTTTTCATCTGTTCAAATAATTCTTGTTTTTCCATTTTTTTGTTTTTTATTGTTTATTAAATATAAGATAGATTTTTTATATTTCCAAATTTATCTACCTCTTTTTCTACGAAGTTCTACTTCCTTGATGTAATGTGCTTTCCATTTGTATTCTACCGATACTGGTCCGTTAGGGTTTTTTGCTAAATCCCATTTCCAAATAGATGTACTTTCATCATCATCAAATATGTATTCAAATTTCTGTGGTTTTTCTGTCTTAGTATTTGTTTCTTTACTCTTGCTCATTTTGATTTTCATTTTCTTCTTCAGGCATACCATGTTCTTCATACCAATGTTTGACATTTCTATCACCTACTAATAAGAAAAAACAATTGTAACACAAAGGTCTAATGTTTTCTAATTTACGATTATTTAAGTTACCATCCAAAAAATCTATTAGTAGTGGCATTTTTCCATCTGATATTCTTTCTTCTCCAAATCCACAACTACTACATACTTTTGGAACATATCCACTTGCAAATAATTTATTTTTGTATTTGTGTAGGGGATATTTTAAATGTTTACCATTTATTAAATCTTCAATGTTAAACTTTTTATTACGGATTTTTACAGCCCTTTCAATTCCATATCCATACGGATTTTTTAAATCTTCAAATATACCATAGAGTTTTGCATACTTTTTATAAGTGTTGTAACTAATTCCTAAAATCCTAGCTGCTTCAAATGCGGATTTAGCTTTTGCCTGTGCTGCTTTAATTTGTGATTCTAAAATAGGTCTATAACCCAATCCTCTTTTTGTAATCTTTTCTTTTTCTTCCAAATTTGGAAAAAAACTTTGATTTTCTTCATTTTGATTTTCCATACTAATAACCCTTTAATTATACTAATAAGTATATCAAATCAACATTTTTATTAGTTTTTCAAATGTTTCATCTATGGGTTTGGATGTATCTAAATCTACATAAAATTTTTCTGGCTTTTGATAATTCTCTATTATTAAATTTTCTGTTCCTATTTTTTTAGAAGTGTGGCAGTATATTTCTGTTATTTTACAATCTACTTTTAATTTTTCTCTAACAGATTTATCAGGACATACCATTGATATTACCACATCATTTCCGCATTTATTTAAGTATTTTGCTATTTCAAAATATAAATCCGAATAATTTTCATCAATATGAAATACAGATTTTCTCCAGTTTTTCTTATCAGTTTGTAACCAAAATTGTAACCTTTGCCCTATTGTGCTTTTTCCACATTTAGGCTGACCATGAACCAAATATACCATATTTATTTTTTTAATGCATTGATAGCAACTTTATATGCTTCGGATTTTTTATCGTAATTTAAAGCTGATTTTATTTTTATTTTTCTACCCGTTTGTGGATTTTTTATTGTTTTATCTAGTTCACTTTTTGGAACTAAAGATTTTAATTTATTTATATCCTTTGTAGATTTATCTTCTTTTTTAGAGTGATCGTATTTTTTTGATGGAGCAGCTGGTACATCATGTTTAACGTGCTGCACTTTCATTTTTATGTTTGGATATTTTTCTTTGAGTTTACCAACAGCTGCCACATTTTTGTGCGAATCATCTATGAAGAAAACATCATTGTATCCACTTTTAATTTTATCTTCTATCCAATCTGCTTTCTTTTGAGGATCAGAATCACCCAATGCGACCACATATATACCTTCCAATCCAATATCTTTCAAATAATCCTTAACTGGCTTATATGCACTTCTTGCAGTTAATATAACAACTTTTCTTTCACCCTCTTTTCTAACTATTGTTTTTAGCAATTTGGTAATTCCTTTTATTTCTTGTGGTTGTGATACCTTTTGAAAATCAGAAAAATCAAATTCATCAGTATCTTTTGGTTCATATATTGCATATTCTCCAGGAGTCAATTTTGATTGTTTACCATCGGAATGTTTTACATATACAAATGAATTTGTTTTTACTAAGGTATCATCAAAATCAAATACTCTTAACTTTTTATTTTCAGCTTCATTTATATTTGAAAATACATTAACCATTGGATTTGAATATACCTTTCCAAACTCAACTTTAAATCCGTTCCACATGCCATATAAAAATGAATTCTTAATCATTTATAAACTATTTAATTTCTTTTTTTCTTTGTTAAGTTTATCATTTTCATCCGTTAAAAACTCAACTTTCATTCTAAGTTCCGCAACCTCCGCTGTTAATTTTAGAATGAGTTCTCTCATTTTATCTTTTTCTTCTTTACTTTCAAATAGTAAAGCTTCTAATTTAGAAATTCTATCCCTACAATCATGCCTAATGAAATCTTCATCTCTCTCACGATGGACAGCCCTTCTTTCATAGAATCTAAATGCGGTTGATCCCCCTAATACTGTTATTGCGGTAATTATTACGGTATAAATACTTTCCATTACTTATTATCATTTTTTAATTCGTGATAGCCTGTATTTGCTTGGTTAATAAAATTTTGCGCTTGTGATATATGGTCTTGTATCCATCCAGGTATGTTCTTTTCATCGGAACCTATTTTACCTTTTAATTCCATAACATTCTTAGTAATATCATCCAATTGACCCATAGCCATGCCAACTTCATGATCGGATGAAGATTCTTCATTCATTTTATGTTTGAGTAATTCTGTCATTTTATTGAATACTTGCTCACCGCCGGACTCTCCTAAACGATACGCACCACCCAATTTTTCATATATTTTTATTTTATGAGACATGGGTAAATTTCTTTCTGACAGTTTATTCCAAACTTTTGAATTTGTTACTTGAAATTTCATTTGTGAGATTTTTAATAATAAATATCAAATTTTATTATTAAATAAAGAAATTTCGGTATTCCAATTAGATTCTGCTATTTTTTTAAATTCTTCTTTTCTATCTTTTGATGCTATATGTTTTTTTACAGAATCATTTGATCTATTTTTATGATTTTCTCCACAAATTAAATTCTCTATCATAAATTGATGAACATCAATTCCGTTATTTAACATCATAGAACTACACACCATAATGAAGGTATCTTCTAATCCATAATGTCCAAACGATTCTGGTACACTTATTTTGTCAATCAATGATTTTGATATTAGTGTAAACCAACCACCTGCAAATTTAAAAGTTTCCAACTTTTTGACATTAACGGTATCGAATTGTGGTAAACAATCTGCAAAAACATTATTGTTTTTATAATAATCAAATGGCATATTCCAGTAATTTTTATTTACAATCACATCCCAAGTATTATCCCATTGCTTTACAAATTGCGGTGTAATTACAAACATATCAATGTTGTCCGATTTAATCATTTTCAAAGCTTCATTCATATAAAACAATGTAATATCTTTGAAAAATATATCAGTATCCAACCATATGAAAAAATCCGCATCTGGATTATTTAACCAACTATTTCTTCTTTGTGAAACGCATCCTAAAATTTTATTACCACTTTCAATTACCAATTCATATTCACACCAGTCAATATATTTTTTACAAAGTTCTTCCGTTCTATCTTTAATGTACTCCCTTGTAAGTTTTGAATTTTCCCAATCGGTTAATTCATTCGAAAGACACATCGTTACATCAACTTTATAATTGATATCTTGTTCCAAAAAAACCGAATTCAATTTTAAATTATAAAGTGTTAATGCCAAATCTTCAATCTCTTGTGGCATTACGAATATAGTTATAACTCCTTTCATATTAAATCTTTTACTTTTGCCATTTTACTAAATATACTAATTACATTTTGTGCTTTAATTGGTAAATTATCTGTTAATGTAATTAGATGTTCCTTATCAATTATATATTTGTATTCATCTCTTATCTCAACGGGCTCATTATTTTGAATCTTATTTCTGATATAGTTGATGAATGTATTTGGATTTTTGCCCCAAGATATATTTCCAATTCTAATTATATTATAGTTTTCAAAATTATCTTTTATATACTGTTCCATTTTTCTCTTATGTGTAAAGTAAAAACTATTACCAACATCAATAAGAATAGAACTAAAATAGAATATACATTTACTTTTATCTTGTTCTTTTAATAAATTTAACTCTCTTTCATATTCACTCTCTCGCATTTCGGAACTATTTGAAACTCCTGCTGCAAAAAAGATTACCCCATCTCTATCATTCAACACCGATGCAATATCACCGTTTCCTATAATCATTATTTATATTTTTCTGTTAGTATTTTATTCCATTCAGGTATTCTATCATACTGATGAACCAATGTGAATGGTATCCCTTTACTTGTCTTAACGATATCACCATCCAATATAGGTTGTGGTTCTACTAATTTATCCTTTGCATAAGATGTAACCTTTTCATCAATTGTTGTACCAGCTTGGCATGCCCATGCATCTTCCGACATTGCAAAATTAGTAATCATCTTATACACATCAAATGATAGCAAAGTATTTAATGCTGCTTGATCGGGTGTTTTATTTGGACTTCCTACACACATTAAATAAATGTTTAGGAATAACTCACTCATTGCTTTCCAATCTCCAGCTACCGTTCCACAATTAAAGATTAGATTTTCTTTACATCTATCATAAACCGTTTCTCCAAAACTTTCTAATAAATTATTACTACCCCACCTCTCATCTTTATATCTTAAACTCTCACATCCAACATTTATTTTTTTATCACCCAAGTTTTCTTCCAACCATTTTGAAGGATTTAATTGAAATATCACATCCTTTGGATCAGGTGCAATTATATATCTCAAATCTCCAAACTGTGATTGTATTGCTTGTATAGTTTCATAGTAATGTAGTTGTCTATCACACATTATTCTGAAATCATCTTTGTATGTGTATTGCTTTTTATTTTCATCTACATTGAAACCTATAACCAACCATCCTCTATTTTGTAATTCTTCTACAGTAGAGAATGGAACATTATAAACCACCATTGCTTTATACCCATCAAACCCAGATTGCTCCAATGATTTAACAAAAATTTCTATCTTATCAAATGTGTAATTCGTAATACACCCTATAACCAAATCTTTCATAATTTAAATTTTTTCTATTATATTCATATCTTTCATTCCTGTTACGATTTCAAATTCATTCCATTTATCACCAACTTCCCAATGTTCGCATAGTTTGTTATTTTGTATTATTTCATAACCACCCATTTGCATAATTAATTGTAAAATATAATCTGCCCATCCAATAATTTTAGATACGGATTTTAGATTATCATAGTTTTTCCAAATTATGTTTTTGGAAATTTCCCAAGATTTTATGAATTGAATTCTATTAAATACGGTACCGCCGCCGGCACCATATCCAGGAGATACAGGATTTCCTCCATTATCGCTTATAAAAATCAAAAATTCATTTGGTATATTATTTGCTCTATATCTACCAGTTGGTGATGGATCCGTAGGATGTATTGCCATAGAAAAATCATCATCTAAAATAGATAAATTTTTCAGTACAAAATCATCTTCTTCTAATAATATAAAATACTTTGCATTAGATTTTAAACAAGCATCATATATACCACGTATCCACTCAAAAGTTTTTTCTCTATCCCAACAATCATAACCTACATCTTTACCTGTAAAGTTCCCACAATATCCAAGCTGAAAATTGTTTTTTGAAATTTTTGAATTTGTTGTATTACATACTTTTTCATAATTTTCATAATCACCATCATAATCAACGTTAACAAATACTGTAGAATCCGAATAAATTCTATTTAAACATTGGATTGATTTACTACCGGCCTCATAATTTTTAAATGCCCACAAATATCCATCTATTAAGTTTTTCATGCTTTTCTATTTAATATGTACAAATCGTTTTCATTATTGGATACGAATCTATCATCTACCCAACTTATTTCATTTTTATCAATTCTCTTTAATAACGGATTATATATGTTATGTAAAGCAATTCTTATATTATTATGTGGATTTAATTCACATTCTAAAAATGAATCAATTATATGGTTTATAAATTTATATGGAAATGTAAAAAATACATCATTCACAAGAGGTAAATCTTCCATCAAAGGTTCTCTCCATAAAAAATTAATTTTATTAAAGTCCCAACTATAAACTTCAAATGGATTTTTTAAAAATTTAATATCAAATCTAGCTTTTATAACCAAATCCAAATTTTCACCTAACATCATATTAAAACATTCTATTAGATTGTGATTTTGAACGGTTAATCCATCGTTTAAAATTTGATCTTTTTGATTAATAAATTGAAATTTTTTTATTGGAAAAAAATCTTTTTTTATATTTTCCGTTTTTATGGTATCGTATGTGTATATATAAAAAAATACTTCGTGTCCTTTTTTTCTTAATGGATTGACTATAAATTCATAAAAACTATTTATTGATTCTTCATAGTTCCTATATCGGTAAATAGAACCATCATCATAGGAAACTCCGGGCATTGCAATTCCTATTTTCATTTGTATAACTTTATATAATCTGAACAAATTCCCTTACATAATAGAACACTATCGTTTTGTATTTCAGGCAAACAGGCAATACTTCCTTTGATTGGTTGTTTGCCAGGATATGCCCAAACATAATTTTTAGATGTAAGAGTTACTGTATCGGTTTCGTGCCAAAAATAATGAATTGCATATTTTTTCATTTCAAATAATGCATCTAAATTTTTAGCATGACACCATAATTTTTCATTCATTAAAAACTTATAATCGGTTTTATATTGTGGTTCATCGTGTCCTAGCCAAAATTTACCATCAATAAACCATACATCAACTTCTACATCAAACCCCATAACAATTGCCTCCATTATATAATATGGTGAGTTTTCTCTTACTTCATTTGGTCCATCTATATTTCCTCTATGTGATATTAGTATCATTTAATACCAAAGTTTATTTTCTCTTAAAACTTCATGATTTATTTCTTTAGATTTATTCCACATCTGGGAATATCCCTTCCTGTATATCATATCTGTCATATTTTTTTCTGCAAATGAAATTTGACCAACTTTTTTACAATGCTCTACCAAATTATCAATTGCATCATTATGTATATCATAAAAAATTTCGTAATTACTAACAAACAAATTATCATCTAAAATATGAGTTCCTGGCCAAGGTGCTCCGGCCACATTAACTTTACTTAAGTCTAAATTTTCTATGTTACAAAAACCAGATAAATCATATCTCCCTCTTACAACACAATCGTATTTATTTTCAATCAATGAACATACAGTTTGCCAAGAATGAAACATTGGTAAACTTCTAAAATTGCCCCAAACATCATATGCGGGTATTGGTCTACTTTTATCATCATTTGGTGATATTACACCTTCTTGATGTTTTGTGAATTTAAATGGTTTTTCACATACATATTTTGTAGGGGATGTATATACCTTTAAAACTTTATCATATTCTTCATCTTCCCAAAACTGTAAATAAACATCGGCATTCCATTTATCTATTAAATTTTTCCAAAAGTTATCATAACCTTCTTCAACCTTTCTAGGAAGGCCTGTAATTGCAACTGCTACTTTCATTATTTATTATTTTCTAAATAGTATTTTAAATCTTCCGGAGTTCCTAATCCCCACATTTGTTGTATATTAAATGTCTTAATTTTTTTACCATCTTCAATTGCATGGTTGAATACTGGACAAACATAAAACTCATTATTTACTCTTATATTCTTTTGAATCATTTGTTCTGCATACTTTACATAATCGGAACCCTTTGCCCAATAATAAACACCAACAGTTGCTATATCTGAAATTGGGTTCTTTTCTTGCACCTCCATCACATAACCATACTCATCTACTTTGGCAAATGACCATTTTGGATGTGTTGCTTTGAATGTAACAATACCACCATCAACTTTTTGTTCAATCATCTTATACATGAATTCATTAGAATCCCATTCTATGAATTGATCCGAGTTTGCCATAACCAATGGTGAATTGTTATCAATGTATTCTTTTGCTAAAAGTGTTGTACATGCAGCACCTTCTGTAATACCATCAACTTCTACAATCTTACAGTTGGGGGTTATTAAATTTAATAAAGTATCTAAATTATATTTTTGCCTATGTTCCTTTTGTACCACATAAATAAATGTAGCGTCTATATTTAGATTATCTACAACTACCTGTATCATTGGTTTCCCTTCTACATCAATTAAAGGTTTTGGGAATGTGTATCCTGCCTGTTGGAATCTACTTCCGGCTCCAGCCATTGGGATAAGAACATTCATCTTACCACCTTGCCATTTGGGTATATTCATAATTTCTTTAGTTTCATCTAACTTACTAATAATTTTTGATATTACCAAATCATTTGGATTATCTACTCTTAAAACATTTGCCCTACTTCTACTTGCTGCCAATAATCCATGTGGAGAATCCTCCACTATAAGAGTTTCTTCTGGTAACACTCCCATCATACTCATTGCCTTCCAATACATCTCAGGATGCGGTTTAGAGTTCTTTACATCCTCATTAGAGATGATTAAATCCATATACTCAATTATACCTATCTTTGCCAACATAACCAGTACAGACCTTCTAATTGAGTTTGAAGCAACTGCCAACTTATATCCCCTATCCCTCAATTCTTTAAATAACTCAATCTTTTGTAAATCAGGTTGTAATTGTGAAATTGCTTGAATGGTTAGATATTGTTTTCTATACCAAATATCATCATATAGTGTAGGATTTAAACCTTTGTTTTTGGTAAGTAATTCCAACTTTTGCGTTGTCTTTAATCCATCATATATTGATAGATGTTCAGCTTCACTAATTATATAATTATCATTAATTTCTTTGAGAGATTGATTAAGGGTATCAAAGTGTATTTGCTTTGCTTCAACCAACACACCATCCAAATCAAATATAATTAATTTTGTCATTGTCTTCCAAATTTTTTCCAATCATTGTGTTTGAATAATCCTTCACCATGTGCAACTTTAAATTGCTGCTTTGCCCACCATTTACTAATTTTTCCTTCCAATGCAATTCCTTCTCCGGCAAATGGTGTTACTGTATTCAAATAAAATTCTTTTTTGTAGATGCAGGGATTGTTAGTCCAATTTCCATATCTGGATGTTGTAGTAAAATACTCATTTTCTTTTTTAATGTATTCTGGAAAATTTACATCAGGCTCACACCAATGCAATGAATCAAGTAAATGTGGTGACGTACATTCTATTTCTTCATCGTAATAATTTAATTCATTTCCTCTATGTCTTATAGAAAATAATGGATAACCTGGATTGTTTCTATGTCTATATTTAATCACATCGTATCCACTATTCAATAACGTTATTCCACTCTTTAACCTATCATATGTAATATCGGCCGGTTCTATTAAATTCCAATCATGTTCTAACACTAATATATTTTCAGTTTCGGCGTTTTTGGTTAATTTTAAAAAAGCCTTTCCTATTCCTATGTTAGTATTTAAACCAATAAAGTTTAAACCAAAGTGATTTGCAATTGTTAAATCCTGTTGATTTACTTCTTGAAACAAAATAGTAACATCATTTACCATTTCAAACAATCCGTTTTGGTAACAACTGGTTAAAGTATCAACTAATACTTGACCACTATTCCATGCAATAAATCCTATACTAATTGGTAACTTTTCCATAAATCATTTGAATATATTTTCTATTTCTTATCATTTTATAATTTCCATTCTCGACAAATCCCAATTCTGTATATAAGTTTTTTGCAAAGTTATCAACAAAAACCCAAAGTGATGCGTGCGTTTTATCTTTCAAATAAATCTTATACGCATCTCTTGCGTATCCTTTTCTTCTATACATTGGATGAATATCCGCACCAACTTCATATCCATTTGTTCTAAAATATCCAACGTTATTATCATCAACTTCAATTATATACCAATCTGGATTTGTATCTAAAAACCATTGAGCACATTGTTCTAATGTAAATACTGAATCGTTTTCTAAATTTATTCTAGTTGTTTCATGGTTTCTAACCTCTAATAAAAATGGCAAATCCCATATAGTTAATTTTCTTAGATTCATTACCATCCTTTTTTGATACATTCAACAATATATTGTCTTTCTTCTTCGGTTATCCACCAACCAACCGGTATTGAAACTACCTTTGGTAATACTCTATCCAAAGTTGGTAATGGAGTTCTAAAATCTTTAACAGCGGTATGCTTATCATTTCTTTCATGTACTTGTGATACTACAATTCCACATTCTTTCATGTGTTTGTAGAATCCATCCCTATTTTCAACCAATAAACTATAAATCCAAAATGCGGAATTATGGTTTGGGTTTCTCTCCAAAAGAGTTACACCATTTACACCTTTCAAATTCTCATCATAGAATTTTGCGTTATCTCTATGTTTTGAAATGATAGTATCTGCATCTTTTAAATTTTCAATACCTACTGTTGCACATACATCATTCATATGGAATTTGAAACCCCATTCAACTATATCTGCTTCACAACGGAAATCTTTTCTATTACCACCTCTATCAATTCCATACCAACGAATTAACTTTGCTCTATTATATAAATCTTGATGTGGTAATAATAGCAACCCACCATCAATCGCAGTAATGTGTTTTATAGCTTGTAATGAATACATAACCATATTACCATGATTACCTAACTTCTTACCTTTATATTCCGAACCGAAAGAATGCGCACCATCTTCAATTATTGCAGGTTTGAATCCATATAATTCAAGAGATTTATCTTGTATACTTTTTAATCTATCCAAATCCAATGGATATCCTCCCCAATGTACTGCGATTATAGCTTTTGTTTTTGGTGTTATTTTTCTTTCCAAATCATCTAAATCCATATTAAGAGTTTTCTCATCAATATCAACCCACTTTATCTTAAGTCCGTTTGCAAGTATTGGCCAGTTTGATGCGGTACAAGTCAATGCAGTTGCAAGAATTTCATCTCCATCTTGAATTCCTGGCCAATTTTTTTCATAAACAGAATACCCATCCGCAATAGATACAAGTGCTGGTTTTTTTAACAAATGCAGTGCGAGATGTAATCCAGATGTGCCTGAATTTAGTGTAACTACTCTATCAGAGTTGAAATACTCATTTAATTTTTCTTCAAATTCTTCTACTTTAGTTCCTTGTCCTATATATCCACTATCTAAAATTTTTCCAACTTCTAATTTAGCATTTGGATTCATGTGTACTTTAAATAACTGAATGGGTGTATTTGCTCTTTTTTTCATAATTTTTAATATATTTCAATTGGTTTATTTAATTCTATACAATTTTTTATTTTAGCTAGTAACTTATGCCACTCATGTGTATCTTGATTTACTACGCTTTGAAACTCCGGAGATGATGAAGTTGTACTCATTTTTGTTTTTATTGGAAACTTTCTCATTTGATAAATTTTATTTGACATAACAAGTTGCATCCAATTATCTGCATACCATATTTTAAATTGTTCAGGCAATGGTAACCAAGTTGATTTGTGAAATGCGATTAAAACTCCCCATCCCGTTATATTATCTTTTGGATTGAATGGTTCTATTTTTGGATTCAATTCAACACCATCATCAAAATTATCACTATGAGCACCAATTATTCCTGCATTTTGAAATCCTATTTGATTATGTATTTCATTTAATATATAAAGATAAGATTCAACATCAAAGTATATATCATCGCTAGATAGTACTATTAAATCTGTTGTTGCTGTCCTTATAAGTTTATTATATGCGGGAATCACATATGTATTGTGTGGTTCTTTTATATGAACCAATTTTTTAATATGAGATAAATCTCTTTGGGAACTATAAGCATTATCTACTATTATTATTTCTTTGACGTATTCCGATTCATCGTATCGTTTCAACATATCAAATATGTATTCCGATTTCCATAGTGTAGGCAATGTTATTGAAAATTTATTTTTAACCATAACAAATTACTTTTTATACATAATGTATTCTTTATGTTTATTTATTAATTTATCTACTACTTGTTTTTGAGTAAAATTATTTATTACTTTTTGATATCCATTGTATGCAATTTTTTCTCTTTCTTCTTCATTATCATTATAGTAGTTCATTTTTTCAATACAATCTGCCATATTATGATAAAAAACTATTTCTTCATTTTCTTTGAATAATTCATGTAGTTTTTTATTATTATTCAATCTATCAGTTAATACCATTTTACCACATGCCATACCTTCAAAAATTCGTCTAGTTATCTCCCCCCACCTACTATTCTGAACAACCATTAATCCTTTATTTAAAAATTTGGTATGCTCTATTCCTTCCATTCCATTCTTATTACCAATTGCACCTTGTGCCCAATTTGTAAGATAATCTAAAAATTGTGAATTACCAAATCCCCTTGTAGTAACTGCAACATATTCTGGTTCCAAATTCATTGGATATTGAATTTCGGTATCTGCAAAATGTGTTATCCATTCTACATTTATTCCCATTTGTTTATATTTAAAATAAGAATCATAATCCGATGTTATTGTATAATGAAATCTATTTGCTTTTGGTGAATTTCTTTCCCAATTTTGCGGATCATCTCCACTCTCTTGTATCCAAAATGCATTTGGAACCAATTCTTTATTTAAGTATGGAGAATCAAATCTACCCCAATCCATAAAAATAACAACATCGGAATCGGGCTTTAGTTCAACCCACCTTTGCAATTTCATATCGTGGTACTGGCCTGTTCTATTACTTCCAATTGATACTATTTCTGTTTTCCAACCTCTTAATTGAAATTCTTTTATAAGTGCCATTGGTGTAGACCATTGCTCACCTTCTTCATGTGCATAAATAAATGTAACCTTCATATAACTTATAGAGTATTATAATAATCGTTTTGTTTTTCTTGTCTTTTAATATCTTTTACATGCTTTATACAATAAATTTCATAAGAAGGAAAGTTACTATAATTTTCAAATCCAACAATTCTTTCATGTACTTTATTTACCCACCCGATTTTTTCTGAATTTTTGTATATCCTTGTTTGATAATCAGGAAAATTTATCCACCCATTCTCATTTACTTTCCATCCCCATTTTTGAATGTGTTCATCTGTAATTCCATTTACTATGTTAATTCTAGGAACTACTATCATATCTTTCTCTAAATTGGAATCAAGTATTTCTTCCAGATTAAGAATTAGTTCAGGTTCTAAACTTTCATCTGCATCAAGTTGAAATATCCACTCACCTTTACATTCTGAATTTAACAGGTTTTTCCACTCTGAGAAATCTCCACCGAAATCGGATTCTATTAAGTTTATCTTATCTGCATTTGCTTGTAATTCCAAATACTCAACCAACTCCGGTTGTGCCTTTGGTATATCCAATAAAACTACTATTTCCGAGGATTCTCCTTTATAATTTTGTAGTAAAGTAATTAAATTAATTATTTCTTCAAATTCATTACAAACGGTTATTGCATAACTTATTTTCATCTATATATTTTTTTATCTTTTTCTTCTACTTTTTCTAAAGTATCTTTCAATTCTTGCCATCCTGCGGGTGTTAAATTAAAATTATTTGATCCTGCAACAAATCCTTTCATCCATATTACAAACTCATAAGGTGTCATTGGTTTTCTCTTTGAACTTTTATTTGTTTTACTTTTGTTTTGTAAGTATCTTTATTACTAATTTTTGTAATCAATTTAGTTACATTCATATCCAAATCAAAGTACTTCTTCATACCACTTATTTTATATGTTCTATAAATTTTATCATTAATAGATGGTATATTCATCAAATGTTTGTTATAAAATTGCCTAGCTCCTCCTGCTACTACTATTTTTTCTTTTTCTACATCAATTAATTTATCAAAGAATTTTTTCAATAAATTAGGATTTATATCTGTTATTTTTAAACAATGTATTATATCTTGTTTATCAGATACGAATAGTGTAAAAATTATTGGGCTATCATAGAAACTATATTTTTTCTTTTCACCATCAACATTAATATATTCACTAATTAAATAAAACTTACCTTTTTTAAAACCATTACCCTTTTCATAATCTTCAACCCACTTTTGATATTGTTTTATATAATTTCTATTACTGGGCATTTTATTTATTTAACATTTTTAATTTAGGTAATTTTAATTGATCAAATTTAGGTTGAACTTTATTATAAATACCATACTTGTTTAAAAGTACATCAAAGATTTCTGTCATTTTAGATAAACTAAAATTTTGTTTGTTTTGCTTACCTAACTGCAATGATGTTACTTTATACTTATCATAGTTTGAATAAACGTCTTTTATAACTGATATTGCTTTTGATATATTTACATTAAACCACTTTGATTCTTTAAGTAAGAATTGATTTGCCGCTGTTTCATGTACATTTTTTAATTCTCCTTCAAGTAAAATGGCCCCATCTTTTAGAAAATCAATGTGTCCACTCCAATTAGAAACTATTACAGGTTTACCCGTTAAACTAAACTCTAGAAGAGGTCTACCAAATCCTTCACCTTTTGTAAAATTTATCATTGCTTTTACTTTTGGATGGTAATATAATGCATTCATTTCTTTTTCGGATAAATCACCATGTAGTAAATAGATGGGCATTTTGCCGTAATCTTTTCCCAATGCTTCCTTTATTTTTTGCATCATTTTTTCTCTATCTAACACACTAAATGTTGCCGATGATGTTTTTAAAATAAGAGCTGGTTTTATTTTTTCATTTTTAAATGCCATTGTGAAGGTTTTTATCATCATTCCAACATTTTTTCTATCTTCACCCAAAGCTCCTTCCAACCAATGTCCAACAAATAAAAACCCAAAATCTTCTTTTATTTTGTTTAAATCCGAAATATGCTTTTCAGGTTCTAAACCAAATATCATTTCATTGAATCCTTCAAATAGGATTTCAACTGGTTTTTCAACTTTATGTTCTTTTATTATTTGATTTGTATTTCTATCTGCTTCATTGTATATTGTTCCAACTAAACTCATTTTTGAATGTTCGGATGGTACTATGATTAAATCCATTCTATTACAACCATGTATCCATTCAATAGGACATGCAGTTGTCTCAATTGCTGCCGTAATTCCAATGTTATAAGCTCCTATTTGCTGAAATTCGTTTGGTACAGTAACTTGTATGTAAACATCGGGCTTAGTTTGTATATTTGGTATCACATTATCTACTATCCATTTATGAAAATCATCATCATAGTTTAGTACATCCATAGGAGTATTTCCCCACCTTGTACTAATAATTTTGATATCAAATTTATCTAATTTGTACAAAGAATATAACAAATCTCTACTATGATCTCCATAACCACTTCTAGTGGCTACAGGTGCTTGAAAAATTAAACTTGGTTTCATTTTATTTAAACTTTTATTAAGTTGTATTTTTTAATAGGTTTCCAATTACTAAATGCGGTTTCCATTCCTTCTATCAAAGATTCACACATATATTCTGTAGATAGATTACCATCAGTCAACATCCATTCTCTTCCTTTTATACCAACCTCTTTTCTTTTTTCTTTGCCCATATCATAAAATTCTCTAATCAAAGGTGCAACATCTTGAAAATCAATTCTATCATCAAATATATAAGGTGTGGGAACCGATCCAGTTGATGATCTTACTGGCCAAATAGGTTTAACCCATTCACCATAAACTACTTCATCTTTATATTTCCTATTATGTAATGATCCTATCTTTATGTAATCATCCGCTGTGAGTAATTTGTTTGTTTTTTTATCTCTGAATCCACATTGGTCTTGTAAACCACCTGTAACATTTACAATTATCGGAGTTCCTGCCATTACACTTTCCGCAGTTGCCAATCCAAATCCTTCATTAGATGCCAAATTAATTGTAACATCCGCAAGATTGTACAACCAATTTAATCCCTCCTCACTAAATCTGCCTTTTGTAAATACAACATTTGCATCTGGCATACAATGTTCAATCGTTTTTAGAAGGTCGGTTCCGTTCTCATCAACAGGTGCGGTATGCATTAACATACAAACTTTATCTCTATCTTTTTCTGGTAACCCTTTTCTAAATTCTTCAAATGCTAAAAGTGCATCTATTGGTTGTTTTCTACGAATGTTTCTATTATTCCAATATAAAACAAAATCGTATTCTTTTCCATCAAAAATAGTATCTTTAAAATCCTTTGGAACATCGGTAACAGGTTTAAAATACTCTTTATTTATACCATGTGGTACATAAGTAATTTGCCATTTTTCTGGTTTTTTCCAATGAGATTCTCTATCCCATCCCCAAACCCTATTTGTAATTCCGTATGTTTGTTTTGATATACATCCAATCCAATCACAACTTTCATAGTAATCTCTATTATATTTTGGATCAGGTAAATCATCCCATATATGATAAAAGAATAACGGAATGGTTTGTCTTATTTCGTGTGCAATTTCATATAACCAAATCCAATATCTAGGATCAGTAAAATGTAAAATCGCATCAGGCTTCTCCATCATTATGAGTTGCCTAATAGTATCGGGATTTCCATATCCATCAAACGGATATATTTTTACGGATGCATCCTCTATTCCAGTTTTATCTTTTACATCCTGAGATACATCTAATACCTTTCCCATTTCAGGATGTTTAATTGCTGCACCTAATTGAACCCAATCATACTTGTGAACGGTACCTAATACCAATTGTTTGGAAACTGTGGCGATACCACTAGTCATTCTCAAATCATCTGATAGTAACAGAATTTTCTTTTTAGCCATAACTTTTTATAAATAATTATTATTGTTTTAATTTTTTCCATCACATATTCCTCTTTCATAGAATTCACACCATTCGCAAAGTTTTGATGGTTTTTTAATGTATTCTATATCTACTCTATACTTACCTTCATTATCAAATACTGTCTCTACAAACTCCTTAAAACTACTCCAGGCTTTATTGACCGATGGTTTTCCATTTGCAGGAATATGTTTTGATATCCTATGCGTTGGCATATCTTCCCTTATTTGTACTTTTCTTTTTAAGATAATAAATTCAACTTCAATCATATCTTCCGAAATACTTAACATCTCTGCATAAAACTTTTTATATAAAAGTATTTGTGCATTCTTTACTGGATCCTTTTTTTGGTAATCACTCCAACCTCTAGTAGAAGTTTTGAAATCTATTATTTTATATTTGCCTGTGAAGTTATCTTTGATAACCAAATCTATGAATCCCAAAAAATTAACATTATCTGCAATTTTGGTGTTTATCGGTTGTTCTATGGCAACCAATTCATCATGCTTTAATGAAAAGAACTTATTAAAGTTTTTTGATTTTTGAAACCAATCCAATAAAACATTTCCATCTTCCAAAAATTCAACAAGTTCTTCTTTGGAACATATTTCACTTTCAGAATTAGTTGACTCTTTTATGTATTGTTCTCTCATTTTTGATTTGAGAGTTTCTTTCAAATTGATAAGTTTATCTGCCTGTGATTTTGAAATCCTTAAACATTTTTCCAAATACTCTTGTAAGGTTTCATGCATTGCCGTTCCGAATATAGCATGTATGTTTGAACCACCTGTAGCAAGTTCATCTATATAACTTAATTTGTACTGTTGTGGACATGAACTCCACATACTATATTGCGAAAACGATACTCTTGCCACTATAACTTTAATTTAAGTTTTGTTATTTGTTTTTTATCCACACCATACTTTTCACAAATGTACTTGATATTTTCTCTACCTTCTCTTGTAGAATATAAAACTTCAAGATATTCATTTGCTTGTCTCTCCGAACAAAGATACTCATTTTTTATCAAATCAACAACAAAATCTTCATATTTTTCTTCTGCTTTTCCTTTTGTATATTTCAAAAAATGATTACCTTTTGGAATTATATTGATGTATAACTTATACATCTCTGCCGGTTCCAATGTTTGTGTTAAAGGAAGTATTGTAGCAATCAGTTCAACCCATTCAGGCTTCATAGATAAAAATCTATTAATCATAAAATTACTCCAACTCTTTAAATCTTCTTCTGATAGATTTGTGAAGTAATTTGGGTCTTGTTCGTTTGTTATAGCTCTTATGTGATCAAATAACTTTTTACCTGCCATTATTCAATGATTGTTGTTTTATCTTTAAGTTCTTCAGGAAGTAATTCTTGTAGTGCTTTTCCACATTGGGTACACAAATACAACTCAACAGGCAAAACTGTATCTTTTGGTTGTCCTGTTAATAATCTGGAAAACTTTTTAAATCTGTATCCAGGCATAAATACCTTACTACCACATTCGCATTCCAAATCTCTTGCATCATTTAGAGATACGTTAAGTGGTAATTGATTTTGTTCTTGACTCATTTTATTATATTTAAAATTTGAATAATTGTACTCATAAATACTATCTCTTTATCCACAACAAGTGCATCTTTTGATATACCATCTGCGATTGTTAAAATTACATTTGCAGTATTACCAGAAGCGTATTCATCTACTTTTTCATAAAGCATACTGTACATTTCCGAATAATCATTGAGTTTATTATCGGCAACAGCCTGTCTTATATTTAAGAATAAATTTCTTTTATCATCATTTGATTTTAGTAAATCAATTAGTTTTGTTTGAAAATTAGATTCAATCATAACTTTATGATCTATTTTCAATTCACCTTTAGCAGATTGTAATTGACACGTATTTAGTATTCTTCTAATATCAGGATAATATGAATTGATGATATCTGCAACATTCTTTATATCATATTTAATCTTTTCGGCATCCAATATCCTACTAACTTGTACCGCCACATCCTTTTTAGTTGGTGGAGTTATTGCAAAAGATTGACATCTACTTTGGATAGGGTCAATAATCTTTTCAATGTAATTACAGGTCAAAATGAATCTACAATGCTTACTAAATGTTTCCATTAAGTTACGAAGGATTGCCTGTGCATTTGGGGTCATATAATCAAACTCATCCAATATAATAACCTTAAATCCTGCAAAACCTACTGATGATGCGAAGTTTTTAACTTTTGTTCTTACGGTATCCACATTGTTTTCATCCGATGCGTTGATAATCATACTATCACATTTGATAGTATTTACAATCAACTTAGCAAGTGTAGTTTTACCGGTTCCCGCTTTGCCATATAACAATAGATGTGGTATATCGTTTGCATCCAAATACTGCTGAACCGTTTCTTTTACTTGTTCGTTTCCAACATATGTAGAAAGGTCGGAAGGGCGATATTTTTCACACCAGAGAGTATGTTCTTTTTTATTAATTTCGTTTGCAAAAAAACTCATATTATTTTATTTCTTTTATTTTCCTGTTGAACCAAATCCACCTTCACCTCTGTCGGTATCGGATAATTCGTTAACTTCTTTGAATTGAATTTGAGGGTATGGTAAAATTATAATCTGCGCACCTCTATCGCCAACATTATAGCAATCTACTCCTGTTTTCCTAAATGTTGCCTGTATTTCTCCTCTATAACCACTATCAATTACTCCAACCGAATTAGATAAAATCAAATCGGTTTTTCTAATAGATGAACGAGGGAATACCAAACCAACATATCCTTTTGGAATTT